ATTAATATTTGAGGTAAAAAAACTAAGCTGTTTTTATTATTTTTTAAAGCTTTGTATAATTACTGCTACTAATAGCAATGCAATTACTACAAATGCCCATTTGTATTTTATCATGAATTTATCCATATATGCTAATTCTTTTGACTTACAATCGTTATAAACTAATATTTTCTTTTCGTAGTAAATAGTATCGCCTTTACATTTACCTTGCAAATATACCTTACCAAACTTCTTTACATATTGAATTTCAATTTTATCTTTAACCAAATAAACTGAATCAATTTTATCACTAAATACAGAGTCAACTCTAATAGAATCAATAACAATTGTATCATGTATATAAACGATTTTAGCGGTTGTATCATTCTTACAATACTTATTTAAATAATGATTTCTTAAAGGGCTGCAACTGCATATAAATAGGTAAATAGAAACTATTGCAATAGCACTAATATTACGACATATCATTTTCAGTCCAGTAGTCATACGCATCTTCGGTTGTTTCATCTTCCTTTGGTTTTGGCTCGTAGTTTTTCATTTCAATAGTCTTTTACATCTTTTAATTATTGCTTCGATTCTGTGGCTTTTTTTTCCTTTTAGTTTACGAATTACACGTCTTTTTAAATTCCAAAAGCGGTTATAATCTTTAATTACTCCTTTAAATTCTACTTCGGTCATTTGCGTTTTTTCTTATCGTCTAAAATTTGCCTTTTATCCGCTTCAATTTTAGCATATTTTTTTTTAATTATTTGAACATTTTTTGCTCTTTCAATTTCTACCGAATCCATTATTTTATTACAATAATTTGTTTTCTGTTTCCATTAGTTTTATACGAAATATGAATCCATGTATAATTAAATTCATTTATCAACTGGTCAAAAGTCAAACCGCTATTTTTTATCCAATCAAATAATTTTTTATTTTCTTCTTTTGTGCCAGCTGAAATGTCTATTGCTTCGCCTTTACAATGCTGCGAAGTTGCAGCACCGCCAACTAATTTATTTACTTCTGTACTGCGATAAAATGAATTTATTTTAATCGGTTTATTGTACCATTCTCGCAAAGGTTCAAACAACTTTCCAGCTACTAATTGCATTGCTTCCAATTGCGCTTCATTTGGCACATTTGAAATCTTGTTTTTTATAGCCTTTTCGCTATGTGTGGCTTCTTCTATTGTAATATGCTTACTTATCATTTGCACCGTTTTTAAACTTAATTACTTGTTCAGCTGTTACTATACCTAACAACATGAATACGCCTATTAAATCAACTGTTAGGAAGCTTACAGAGTTACTTATATCGGTGTATTTTATATGCAAATAACCAATACACACCATCAATGCAAAAGCTGTTAATTTCCTTGCACTTGCGCCCTCTTTTGAATTGTCAAAACTTGCACCAATATAGTTAATTATTTTTTTCATTGTTTTTCAAGTAATTTTTGAAGCAATAAATCAACTGCATTCTTCATGTTGCTTTCGTTATTCGCTTGCTTGTTAACCATTGTTGTAAGGTTAGTTATCTCATGCTTCATGTCATCAATTTCTTTCATTAAATGTTCAAATTTTATTGAAAAAATATCCTCGACTTTCTGAATCCTTTGTTCATGGTTTTGACTCACTTTAAAAAAGTATATTGATACTCCCAAAAGCCCACTCGTTAATATGTTTATGAAATTTTGGAAATCAATAATCATTATATTTAATTAAAATACGAAATTTAATCGACTTATAAATACTGCTGCTATTTCAGCAATGTCATTAACTGGTTCTTGAACAATTGGCACATTTTGCCCACTTTCAGTTATTTCCAACATCATTGATGTTGTACCATTATCAATTATGCTAATAGTTGCATTTTCTGCTAAACATATCTCAATAGCTTTTGCTGCTACTAAATTGCTTTTTACTTGTTCTAAAATTGTTTCTGTCGTGTTCATATATTTATTTCAAATTATTGTATTTATTTCTATTGTTGTTAAATTTTTAACCCACATATATTCTTCATTGGTGCATTCGTTTACTTCACCCTCAAAGATTAGCCATTGCCCATTTATTTCAACTGGATTAAACATACTTACACCATCAAATGTTTGACCAATTAGTGTTAATGCTTTTGTTTTTGTTAGTTTATAACCTATCATATTTGGCGACTTAATAAAGTTTGATATTGTTGAATTATGTTGTAAAGTGTAGCCATGTTTGCATTTATAAATGTGGCATTTGTAGCTGTAAAAATCAAAACAAAAGCAATGTTTTTACCACTATAACTTGTTCCAACTCCACCAGTATTTAGTCGCATTAAATTCAACGTGCTTGCTGTTCTTGCTGAACTTCCTGCACTTGTTGTTTTCAATATAGTACTTGCACCATTTTTATAAATCTGCATACTTGTTGCATTACGCCTCACACCTACAAACAACCCAGTTCCAGTAGCTTCTGCAACTGCGGCAAATGTACTACTATTAGCTTGCATTACAGTAAAACCGCCCGCTCTTGTTTGAAGATATAAACTATTGGTTAATCCTGCATCACTTGCGCCCATTTCTGTTCCTAAATTTGCGCTTGTTCTTGTGTATACTCCAATACCTGCATCATCTAAAGGCAAGCCATTATTTAAAGGACTGAAACCAGTATCACCAAAGCCATTCACACCATTTCCAGTTATACCATTTGCATCATGTGTAACAGTACCACCATAAGTAATTAGGAACGTTGATATATCACGCAAGTTATATCTATGCGGTGTCGCTGCACTACCTACCAATGGATAAATAGCATAACAACCGCTAAAGAAGTCAATACCACTTGCGTTTTGGGCTTTGTTATTACCTTTCAAACTATCGGTTAAATAAATAACCGCTGCTTGTTGCGTAGGGTCTGTTATTCCTGCAGCTGCTATAAATGCTGCTGCTGCTGGGTCAATCGCTTTCTTACGATAACCGCCAACCCTTGCATTTGTTGTCGTAATTCCAAGCATAACTATTGAAAGTTATAGCCTATTGCTGTACCACTTGTTAATGTAATTGCAGTAATTGCAGTCCCTGCCGCTGCTGGTATATACATACCTGCGCTAACAGTTGCACTTGTAAAGTCTTTTGTTGCTAATACATTTACACCATTCATTTCAAGTGTGCCAATTACAGCATCAGTATTGATAACAATACCGCAATAATTTTTACTTGTTTTTGCAGTTGCTGCCTTAATAAATTCGCAGCCTCCCGATCCAATTATTTTTCCTAAATCTGTCATAATATTTATTTTATTTTAAAGGTATTTGACACCTGTTTCTTTCTTGTGCTAATTCAAAAGTTAAATTCATTTCCCAACCGTTTACTTTATCGGCTAATGCTTCCCTTAAAGGTACTAAATTAGTGCTAAATTGCAACATAAAGTAATCTTGGTATATTGGGTTAGTCAAAGCAGAATAAACGTCTTGTGATATGCTTAAACAATCGCTTAAAGTATCTCGTTCATTCGTTTGGTCATCCTTTTGAATATCCATTACTTTTACGTTCATATTTAAACTCAAAGTATTACTATCAATTGCGCTATCTACTACATCAATCCATAACAAAGGATATTGCTCTTGCTCACTTGCTGAAATATCATAGCTTTCACCAAAGTTAAATCCGTTTATTTGAGCGTGGCTTGTCGCTATTGTTTGGAATAGATTTATTATTTGGTTTAAGCTGTAAAATTCCATTTTGTTCTTTTATAAATTTCTGTAATTTTTCGATATTTTTTATTTTAGTTTTCATTAGCAAAATGTGCATGGTTGTGTTAATTCTCTTGGTTCAATTCTAATCCCTTGAAAGTTGTATTTACCATTACAACACCCATCACCATCTAATAACATTCCACTATTATAATTAGTTCTTTGTGGAAATATAGTATCTATGCCTACTCCTGTTTGTGTTAAATACAATGGATAAGTAGCTGTGTTTGCTAGTAAAAATTTAGTTAATCTTTCAGCATATACTTGGGCTTTATTTCTAGCTTCATCCATTAAGTCACGAATTTCGCTCATGCTTGCAGGCTGCATATTATCAGCATTTTGTACGCCTACTGCTTTATTAAAATATTTATAATTCATTGACAAAGGTAACTCTACTTGCATATACCAAATCATCGTATTCGTTACATAATTATCAATTAAATTCTTATTCGCTGCTGTAACTGTGCTTGCTGCAATTTGTGTCTTTAATTCGTTGTATAAACTTGTTCCTAATATCGGTAAAATATAGAATTCTTGCACCTCAATAATGGTAGGGGTTACAATCTTCATATCAACATTATCCTGCAATACAGAACGTTGCTTTAATGTTTGCTCACTTAAAAATAATATTTGCGCTGCCATTTTATTTTCTTTTTACTAATTCTTGTACCCAAATATGCCTACAAAACGGTAAATTTACATCTTGTTTTGGGTCATGATACCAACCTCCACGCCTGCGAAATGCATCATAGTTAGGTATGTCATAAACTTGTCCTAAATCATTGCCTATATTCTCAATATCTTCTCTGCTAAAGTATCTAGGATTAGCCATCATTGCAGCGCAAAAGTCACGACTTTCGCCACCTTCTAATAATGCAGGCGCATCACTTCTTAAAGCATATTTATATCTAATAAATAATTCACTAAAACTAGGTACATTCTTGTTTTCGCCTTTGATAGTAATTTTTAAATCTTTATCAATTAAATTATCGCCAATCAATGTTTCTAAAGCATCATTGACTTTGGTTTTATCCAAACTCATAACTTTCATTATACTTTCAACTGAAATGTTTGGAGTCTTTTTAATTAAGTCAAGTATTCCTTGTTCAATTTTAGATATAAAATCTTGCTTGCCAAACATAAACTTTTTAGTTTTTATGCTTGTAAAATTTTCTACACTTTCACCATACTTTGCAAAGGTTTCATAGTCTATTAAATCCTTTACTTGCTTACTAAATTTAAAATTAGTTGCAGGTGCTTGAACTACTTGTGTTGGCTCTAAAGGTTTTCTACCTATTACTTCTCTTAACTCATCTTTTGTTAAAATTTGCGTTAATGTGGCTTCACTAAATGAAGGCATAATAGGTTCAAGTTGCTTAATCTTTAACTTGCCTTTTACTGGTGCAAAAATATTAAATATTTGTTCTTGAACTTGTTGTTTTGGGCTTACATAAGTTGCATTAAATAGGTTAAAAGCATCAATCATTTCAGCCCTTGCCCCTAACTGACCCTCAACCCTTACCCCAAAAATAGTTGGCGATACAATTTTATGCGAAACAAAAATCTCTTGTTGAATTGTATCGTTTAAAGCAGTGTATTTATCAGCAAAATCACCTGCGCTTAAATCGTTTATTATTGCTACTCTATCCTTGTCATCTGCAAAGTCTACAACTATTGAACCTGCGCTATCTGTTGATGTAAATTTGCTCTTTAACTTGCGTTCAGTAGCTTTCATTTCATCATCACTTGGAATACCATTAACGAAAGTAATCATTTTACTTCCTTTAAAGCTATTTTGTATTTCTGCTCTATGGTAATTTGCTACTTCTGCATCAGTAATAATTGCAGGAATACCACCTATGTATTCGGGTAATGTATAAGTCTTTAAATTCGGTCTGTAACTCTTGTAATAATAAATACTTTCAGCTTGTTTAACATTCGGGTCATAAGCAGGCAAAGTAACAAACAATGGATTGCTTTTTTCATTACCACTTTCATCTATCCATTCATCACTTATATAAAATTCTGAATTGTCTTCGTTGCTTCTTACTGTGCAATAATCAATGTGGTAAAGTTCTTGTCCTTTCTTCCCTTTTGTACCTACTACTTTTAAATAACAACCTCCAAATAATTCGTTGTCTAAAATAGTTTTTTTGGCTAAATCGTTTAAGGTTTCGTACTGGTTAGGGTTATCGATAAATGCTTGCAATGCAATAACCTCTTCGCCTTGCATTTCTGCTTGGTCAAATTGCCAACCTTTACCACTTATATATAATTGTTTTGAAGTTACAATTGCGTTATGCTTTGCACTTCTGTTAAATAATAATACAAGGTATTGAGGATAGTTGTTTTCTTCACCATATTTAACCCATACTTTTGACTTTTGCTCCACGAATTGCGGAACTTTATCATTGCTAAATCCTATTTTGATAGTTCTATCTGTATAACTCATTTATTCGGGTTGGTAAACTATATTGGTATTACTTTGCACTTCGTATTCTTCTATTTCTTGTTCAGTTAAAACGACATCAACAATTCCAACTTCAACTGTTTTAGTAATATAAGGTATTGCATCATTCGCACTATCTAACTCATCGACATTGGTTAATGATGTTTGGTAAATAGTATAGTCATAAAAGCCATTTAACCCTAATTCAACAAACCCGGATAATGTATCAATTGGTAAGCAAGGTCCTTCAATAATTATAAAACTATTATATCTGTCTTTAAATAAACTTGTGTCATTTGCAATAAAATAATAATTAACATTGGTAGTCTGATTTGTAAATAAAAACAAATAAATAGGATTACTCACAGTTGAATTTTCCGTTAGAGTAACCACAACATTGTTTGTATAATTTTTTTGAAATCTTATCACTAATTATAAATATAAATAATACAAAAGTTTGCTAAAACAAAAAGCCCACTAAAATTAATCAGTAGGCTTTTGCAAAATTTATGAAAACAAATTACACTAATAAAGCTGCTATAATTGAAGGGTCTACTTCTTGAGCAAATACTTTTTCCATACCTGCGAATGTTAATGAATATCCGTTAAACTCATTCATTGCTGCTCCTGATGTTCCAGTCCCTCCTGTACATTCCATACCATTGCCACTTCCAAATAAGAAATATTGACCGCTTTTCATTTCAACAATTATCGAAGTTCTATTCTTAATAATTTGCTGTAATTTAAATTGCGTTTCATATTTCATTTTCAAGAACGCAGCCGCAATTGTTTGTTCATAAGCTACTGTTCCAATCTTAGGGTCAGTTTGAATATTGTTAGTTGTACTGTTTGCGCCACGTGGCTCTAAAGCATAAGTAAAATACTTAGTGCCACCAGTCTTTGTAATTGCTGTTACATAACCGCTCGCATTTTCAGTTATCGCTGTAATGTTTGCTTGTTCGGTTATAAACAAATTTTTTATTCCGCCTACTGTATCTTTACAGTCTAAAGCGTAACCTGCTACTATTGCACATGCCATGATTTTATAAGGGGTTTAAAGGGGGCTATTAACCCCCAAATGACTATAATGTGAACTTAACAATTTCTGCAACTTGTGATACTTGCACACCCATTTTAAATCTGTATTTAAAACGTACTAAGTCAAAGTCTTCACTATACCAGAACCTAAAGTCGTTGTCTTCCGATTCCAAATCTACACCAAGAAACATATTTGCATCTCTTAAAGCATAGATTGCATTAGTGTTGTTAAGTCCTGGAGTTGAAACTACCGTTACATTAGTACCATGTATCTTCATTTCGCCTAATGCGTTATCAGTTGCAATGAAATTGAACAAATTTGCATTTGTTAAAGCTAATTGATATAATCTGAAAATGTGAGTTCCAACGCTAACTTTTAAATCTGCTTTGTCTAAAATTTCAATTGGAATAGCTGCATATACTGCTTGCATTACACTTATCACATTTGCCGCTGTAATTGCTGTTACTGCTGTTGCAATGTAAGGTGTTGCATTCGCTTGAACTGTTCCACTTGCAGCATTGATAATCTTTACTAAACCATCGAATTGTTTTAATTGTGAGTTCCATGATGTAGTGTCACCTTGCCAAATTGCCTTTTCTGTATCTTCATTAGTTGTTCCTAAAATAGTTTCAACAAAAGCTTCATCAATACCACCAGGCAAAGCATCATAATTAGAACCAGGTGACAACAAAAGACTTGTGTATTTAGTTTCTAAATCGTTAATACACCATTGTTTGTTTACTTTTACTCTTCCAACTGTCAATACTCTAGCAGAAATAGTAGTATCCCCACTTGCCTCAAATCCACATGCATCACCATTTTGCCATATTAAAACATCGGATAATGATGGTACTTGAATTGTTGATTTTACACCTACTAATTTTTGCATTCTTGCAGCCGTTTTAGGCTCGAAAAATGAACGAGTTATTAAGGTATTCTCGTTGGTCTTTGTGTAAGCCGCTAGGCTCGTTACGTTAAATGCCATGATTTTTTATGTTTGTTTTTTTTAGTTGTTTATGAATTTTTTGTAGGCAGCTACTTTTTCAAGTGCTGACATTTGTTTATCTTTTTTGCTGAATGTTGATTGGGTTGGTTTAGGTTGCGTTACTATTGGTTCTTCTGCAATTTCATCAACAATTACTTTGATTGCTTCAAACTTTTCATTTGCTGATTTAGTAGTGCTTGCAATTGTTTCATCAATAGCTGTAAACTTGCCGAACATTTCGCCCATTTTAACTTCCATTTCAGCCATTTTAGTTTCACATGATGCCATGCGCTCTTCCATTTTTGCCATGCTGTCATCAGCCATTTCAACTTCAAGTTCTTCTTTCTTTGCTTCAATAGCAGTAACTAAGCCGCCCACAGTTGTAACCTTTGTACCATCTTCTAATTCATGAACTGCATCGGGTGCTGGCATTTGATTTCCATCTTCGGCAACTACCATGATAGCAGTACCTTCAGCGATTTCACCATCCCACATTATTTCAGTTCCATCTGCTAATTTTGCACTTTTGAATTTCTCTACTTTTGCAAAATCCATTTTTAGTAAATTACCAATTTGCTTTAAAGCTTCCATCGGTGTTAGTTTTATTTTACTCATTTGTATTTTTTATTATTTCAATTATTTGTTCAATTATGTTTTGCGGCTTTTCATCTATCTTAACTGTGTTAAATATTCCTTCAACACTAAACCCTTTAAACTCGCCACTTTTTATAAAGTCATTCCAAATTTCATCATTGTCAATTTTGTAAGAACCGAACCAACTACCATCAGTTAAAGTATATCCTTTAGGTGCATTTATTCCACGCTCTTTATCAATTAAAAAACTTTCAATCATATACACACCTTCAATCATTTTGTCGCTGTTGTGCATCTCATTTACTAAGTTTGATTTACCTTGTTTAAAAAACTTATTTCTTAAATTATAAATATCTTCTTTTTGAAATACACCATAATATTCGCCCTCTTCTGTTCTGCGATAGATTGGCAATTCTGCAACCATTAACGGTCCACTAATAATTCTTTTTTCGTTATCAGCTTTGAACTTATATTGATTAGAATTAAACGCTTGCCAATTCATTTCAATAGCAGGTGAATCCACAAAAGCCACCGCTTCAAGTTGTGCTTCATCGTCTTCGCTTACTATAAATCTGTAAATTGGTAATTTATCCATTCAATAATAAATATAAGACTAAAAATTATTTGCTTTTTAGACATAAAAAAAGCGCAATGATATAAATATACCATTACGCTCTTATTAATCAATTTAAGCTATCTTATAGTTGCTTTTGTGACTATATTTTTAACTTTGTTTTGTGTGTTTGTAATATCAGTTTCGGTGACGATAACCTTTTGTACACCGCCTTTATTATTTGTTATCACTTCGCTGTTACCTCCTAATTTCGCACCGCTCAAACTAGGGGCTATTCTAGGTGCTGGTGGTGCTGCTATACCACCGCCACCGCCACCGCCACCATTTGGAACTTGTACATTTGCAATTGCATTTACATTTGCAATACCTTGTAATACTGCAACACCTGCTAAAATACTACCTAAAACACCCGTTGGGTCTATTTTTAAACTTCCTGTAAAGGCTTCTGATGCTCCTAAATAAGTATTAATAGTTGCTTGTGCTATTGCTAATGCTTTGCCCTCTGCTGTTTGTTGTCCTACTAATTGACTTAGTGAACCGAGAATGCTTACGATTTCTTGGAGTAGTTGTTTTTTCGCTTGTATTTCTAGTTCAGCTATTTTTACTTTTGCGTCTGCATCTGCTTTTGCGTCTGCTTGTTCTTGTGCGTATTGTTCCTGCTTTACAAGTATTGTTTGTGCTGCTAAGGCTCGCTCACGTTTTATTTTGGCTTCTTCTTCTTTTTCTTTTTCTTCTTGAATAGTTTTATTACCTTCATTTATTGCATCGTTTTCAAACTTATCAATATCTGCTAATTCTTTTAAATGTTGTTGTTTAGTAGCAATAGCTTTTTTATTTTTCTCGTCTTGCTTAGCTTTGTCCTCATCTTCAAACTTCTTTTTTAAATCAGCGTTTTGTATTTCAAACTTTTGAATAGTTAAGGATTGACGCTCTAAAAATTCAGCTTCGGTTAATTCTTTTTTTGCGTAAAGGTCTTGTAATGCAACTAGTTCTTTTGTTTGTTTATTTGCAAGTTCAGCCGCTTCACGGTCACGACCTTTTAAAAGTTCTACTGATAAATCTTGAATTGCTTGCCCTTGCTCACGAAGTTTTTTATTGTGTTCGTCTAGTGCTTTTGATGCTGCTTCGGTTGCGTTTTTTTCTTCAACAAATTGATAAATTAAAGTTCCGATTAGTATTACCAACCCTGCAATTCCTGTTGAAATTATAGCGGCTCTCATGGTTGCAAAAGCTGCTACTACATTTGTTTTGATTACTAAACTTAAAACATTGAAAGCATCTTTCATTCCAAGCAAACCATTCAAACCAGTAGCTAATGCAATTGCGCCTTGTGTTTTAGCAATGGTTTTATTTAAGTCTTCATTTTCTGACCCCATTAAAGCCATTGCGCCCTGCATCGCTGAAAAACCATTTGCCGCAATTCCAACCGCACCAGCTAAAGCTTGGAACTTTGCCTCTGGGTTAAACGCTGCAACTACGTCTTTTATGTCCCCTATTTGGTCTTTTAATGCACCTGCTTTTTTCGCTGCTTTTATAAATGCTTCGCTTCCATTTTCAAGTGTTCCAAGTTCATTCGTTACCGCTCGTAATTCAGCCTTTAAACTCTTAACAGAACCTACTGAATTGCCTACTTTTACTTCGGTGTCAAATATTATTTTTTCGTTTGCCATTATGTTATGATTCTATGTAGTCTGTATTCTAACTCTATTAATGCTTTTCCATTCCCACTTGTTCCTAAGTTTCCTGCGCTATGTATTTGTACTGCTAAGTTCTTAAATGGTAAATCGTTTATGTTTATACCTCTTTGTTTTGTTGCTACTGTTACCCTTGTTATTCCATTGTCAAACTCTAATAAGTGAGTGCCATCGCCACTGTATTGTAAGTGTAGTTTGTGATTGTTATATGCTACTGGTGTTGCTGATTCAAAGAACACAGTAATATAAGCATCATATATTTCAATCCAATAACCATCAACCGATGCAAGTAATTGAATAGGTGTAGTATGTAGTGATTTAAGTTCGGCAACTGTCAATATTCGTGTTGTAAGCAACGGTTGGTCAAT